GGTTTCTGTTGTATTGTCAAGATAGTTTCTAAAATTCTTATAAGATTCAAAACTGAGCATACCTGCCATCAACTCCGTAAAAACTTTATTTTATATGACATTTTTATTTTTTCATGATATAATGTGTTTTGTAAATTTCCAATACCAATTCACGATAGCCGGGTGAGATAACAATGCTTGAAGAATACAAAGACTTTTTTATGGCTATGCTTGCTATCTTAGGAATTTTTATACCGCCACTTGTGTCTATTATCACTGAGAAGATTAAGAATCCACAAATTTCTTATAGAGTGCCAATTATTCTTTTAATAAGTGTTTGTTCACTATTGTGTTTTGTTGCTTTTTACATATTTTTTACAGATATCATTGAAATGCTTTTTGAAAAAATATCAAAATTCATACTTACAGCTAATAATCTTTTTGGATTGCCGCCAAATCTTACAAATTTTTTCATGCAGCTTTTTATTGCATCTTCTATTTTTATGTTTGGGGCTCAGATTTTTTCAGAAAGGCTTCACAATCGAAGATTTCTTTTCACTTTTGTAACCGGATTTATATGCAATCTTGCATTCATTATTGTATGGACCTTATGGTATACCTGCATCCAAAATCCTGGAACGCCATTTTTTGTTGGCACGTTTCCAAATACAATATCGTGCATCCTAAATTGTGCAGCAGCACTTTCGTATTTGCCAGCCTGGTTCTCTTTTGTTGTTAGCGGATTTGTCTTTCTATTAGGGGAACAGCTCCCAATCAAAAAAATCATTATTTCAAACTGTATTTCTAATTTTCTATTCTCTTTCTTTTTCTTTGCATTGACTAACTCATCAAACTAATCTTTTATACAGCCACAATCCTGTGATATGGATTGGTGAAGTTCAACCTTATACTTCTTGGATGACTTGATTTTTTCGATTTCATAGTCACCGAGTTGTTTAAGTACACCGCTGTCTATCAGCATCTCCATTACTGCAATAAGCTGATAATACTCAGTTAAAACTTCCAGTTCATTGGTCACTTGTGGCGTTGCTGGATTGTAGTTGCTCCGTCCAAAACGTAGCACCTTGGAAACTGCCTGTTGTACTTCGGCACACTCTTCTGTCAGTGTTACAAGCAAATTTTCGCTTTTTGTCATCAATTTTCACCACCAAATTATTCTTTTACCGTAATTTATGCCGCCATATCAAAGTAAGCAGCAGCAATTTCGTTATTCCCCTGCTCAAACTCTTCCATGTAACGCCATGAAGAACCCTTGGGCCATCCGCCATTCAAGTATGATGCGACATCTCGCTTATAAATGGAATATCGCTTATCACCCATACCTTTGCACATACAGTATTCTCGAAACGTAAACTTTTTGAAGATACTTGGCTGATTACACCATCCGGCAAGGCAAGAATACATACCATGATAAGCTGAAGAATAGCACTTCTCATATCGCATGATATACGGGATTGCTCCGTAGCGTATAAGTATCCTGATTCTCTCAAACGTGTCTCGAATGTCGTTTAACCAAAACCTCTCATCCCATTTCCCGTCTCTATCAAACCCGCAAAGAACATAGAATTTGAAGTGCTTTTTTGTATCTGGATACTTTTCCTTTATCCGCCTTAGTTTGCTCTCGATGATTTCTCTATCAGCGATATTATCAAACGCAAATATATAATCACCATCATAATTCCAGGCCATAAGGTCATCAATCTTTTCGTCAGTCAACAACCTCTCATCAAGCCCCTGCTTGAATTGAAACCGTTTGCCAGTCTTTTTTACTTCCGTTATAATTTCTCTCCATTGAGGACAGGCAAAAAAGTTATCGTCCAGCAGGCATAGCTTTGGCCTGCTCTCATCCATAAACTCGTAAACAGGGGAATGCTGGACACACTGCGTATGGTTCTTGTTCACACAAAAATCGCACTGTCTGAAGCAGCCCCTTGTCAGAAAACCAATCGAGTAGTCAAGGTAATAGACGAAATTAGTCCTGTTTGCGCCGCTCTGGATTTGGCTGTTTACCCACTCATCGTACAGATGATAGTCCGGCATGATGTGCTCTATCTCTGCCGGAAGGGGAGGGGCATTTTCGTAAAAGAACCCCGTCCCTCCACACGTCACGTTCTCTGCGCTAACAACAGCTTCTGGTACTATGGTGTCAGTAAACGCCTTTGAGATATAAACCTTGTCGTATTCTCCTACCGTATCATAGTTCAGAAGAAGGAAAACAGCGTCTCCGGCGTTTTTGTGATATGCGCTTATTTTCATTGACGCAAGGTTTGGAAATCTGTGTTTCTTCCTCCCGATTAAGTCTGCATCAATTATTCCGATTCTCATTATTTACATCCTCTCATATGTAAATAAAATTAACCTTTCATGCTCGTTTATAAGCGAGATACACAGCTTCCCTGATTGCATCAACGAGTTCTTGTGAATCCTCTGGAAACTGCTTCATATCGAGCCATTTGAGCATTTCGCTGTCTACCGGAATTAGCACATCAGCCACAGTTGGATTTGTTACAAAAGCCCATTCATAAGCGTCTTTTGCTCCAACTAACAATCCACAGCACATTTTACCGTTATACTCAGTGCCCTTTTTGTGCTGACACTCATCTATGGGCCTCCCGCAAATAGAACACAGCACCTGTTCCACGGCGCAGCCAACGCTAACCTCCCGTTTAATGCCTCTTTTAATCTTATCTATGATTGCGGCATTTTCTGGCGTTCTCATCATGTAAGCCCAACCCTTGAGAAAGCGACGAGGGCGTCCATCACTGGTGATGGCACCACCATCATCAACCACCTCGGTTCGATAGATGTGTGCCACCCGCCCCTTCGCCGACCACCGGTGGTCAAAGATACCGGCCTTACCCACGAACATGGGGGACAGCTCCTCTAAAGTGCTATCGCCGAACCGCTCAAAGTCTCGGTCAATGTCGTTGTCACACAGCCGCAGGGCAAAGGTGTATACCTCATTCTCTTTTATTGTCTCACGAGATATAGCATTGATTAAAACGATGTCGTCTAATTCTTTCACTATAAAATCAGCCCTCACTCACTATCCGACGGTTCCATACAAATATTGCCTGCTCATCTACCTCTTTCCAAGGCTGGTAGGGCAACTGCCGGTACGTTACTGTTCGGCATCCACAACTTTTACACTGAACAACTGCTTGGCGCATTCCTGCACGCTGTTGGCCCGGATATCCATGTTTCATTTTTGCCTCTCCGCCGCAGAATGGGCAAGGCTTTAATTTTATATCTGCCATAAAACCATCCATCATTCCCATCATTCCCATGGCAGCCGCTTTTACCAGTTGTCAAAATCGGTTATATCCTCTTGCTCCCCGCACTTCGTACAGCGAATGTATATTGCCGTACCAATTCCAGTTCCGGTCAGCCCATACTCAAAAGTAATTCCAGCTTTGCCGCAGGAACACGTTTCATAATGCCTTTGAACAAACCTGTCTCTCGCATCCATCTCCTTGTCAGACATTACATGGAGACTATGCCGATATGCGCTGTTTACACGCTCCTTTGCTTTTTGAATCTCTTCTTCTGCGTTAAACTCCATAAGACGTTTCTGGAGATGATCTCGCTGCATACACACTTGATCGTACTTTTCTTGAACCTGTGACAATAGGTCATTCATTTCCTCTATAATTGCCATAAAATAACCCCCATTTTTATGATTAAAATACTTCTCCGTTTTTGCATTCATAAACAACGTTCTCGCCGCTTATTGACCGAACAAACAACTTATACGCATTAAGAGCATCATTCGCTACAATATGATACGTCCATCCATTATGTATAGCAGTAATACCAAATCCGATGTCTTTCTTTCTGATATTACAAAGGGCCCGATCAGATCTGTTTAGAATTGCACCCTCTTCTTTAATGACTGCTCCCTGCCGCAACGCCTGTCTCCTCCAGCGCATAGCAATTTTCTTACGCATAACAGTTACCTTTCATCGTCTTTCCCCGTAGCTGCAAAAATCATCATCTTTCATATTTCCACACATGATGTTTGGCTGCCCTGGGGCACCTTCTCTGAATCTACAATCCTTGCATTGTATAATCTGAATCGCATCTTTTGACTCCATGCGTTTATTCCACGCTTGCGCTGCTTCATCTATACTCAATCTATCCGGTCCGCTACACTCACATTCACTGCAGGATACTCCGTACCATTTTCCATCACCACCGAGATGAATCTTTTCGAATGGAACCATATCCCATGCCTCCATTATCGCTTTCCCTCCACAGAACGGACAAGTCTTCAGCTTTATTTCCATGATAAAACCACACTTTCATCCAGAGTATGCCATCAGTTACTGGCATTGTTCCGATGGGTTCAAATTTCAGAGCATATGTTGCACTGAAATTTCAGCCCACCGAATTGATTGGGCTGAAGGTGGATTTGATTTAATCAATCGTCCACCAGTAATCAAAGATTCTGCGGTACATATTCCCTTTGGGAGGAATTTCCATGGTGCGTCTTACTTTCTTATTTGATACACGCTTAAAGAACACCTTGTTTGCGGAACTTTTAGGATACCTGATGTAAGTGCCGGGCACATATTCTCCATCTGACCAGCGACCGCAAATACACGGTGCATTTCGCCATCCGCCCCAATTATCTCTGTCGCGGTACTTCTTGATGGTTTTCTGGTGCATTTTGCGTCTGTAGGCACGACCAGTCATCCTTTGCCCGGCATTGTGATGTGCCGGCATAGGTGTCCATGCGTCTTCACAGTAACCGCCGTTCCAAAATTCGTTATCGACTTTATCGCAGCCACAGTGATCAAATTGGAACCCACCGTATTCCGGATACTTAGCCGCTATTGAAAGCCGCTGCTCAAGCTGCTCTACGATAGGACATTCATCACACGCAAAGCATTGCGCTCCACCAACATCAATCATCACGTACCTCCGCTTCTCAAATCGTTCTGTTATCGGAAAATCACTACCATACTCGGGAATGGAGCCGAATTCTTTCCGTCCCCAAATTTCAGGCGGCCACGAAGAAATCTGGTCTCCACGTTTTCTTTCTGGTATATGTAGTCGTGAAAATATGCCGTATCCGTTCTGGCAGGAATAAGAAGCACAACAGTCGTATTCGGCTGCTGTGCTTCTTCATAGCATTTCTTCACCCAGTCTTTTATTGCCCGGCCATATGGTGGATTACAGAAGACTGTCTCCCCCCCCCACGGCTGGCGCAGGCCATCGTCTTCTCTGGTGAAATATCTTTCACATTTATGATTTGATGAATCTGCGCATGGGTCGAGCGTAAAAGAGAACTCTTCATTCAACGAATCAAAGAAATTTTGCGGCGTTGACCACTGATCCGTCTTGCTGCTGAACATAAGCTCTGTATTCATTTTTCACCCATCAAACTGACATTTTATTCAGTTGTTTCGCCTGTGCCGCCAGTATCGCCACTGCCGCCAGTGTTACCACCATCACCGGTATCTCCGTCGGTCACATCTCCTGTGTTGTCGCCGGGAGTATCTCCGCCGGTAGTTCCTCCGCCAGTTCCAGAGTTATCTTCCATATCCATGAAGCTCTCAAACGCCAGAGCGCATTCCGGACACAGTTCCTTCGTCCAGATATGGTCGTTCATTTGCCGGTCATTCGCAGGGGCTGGGCACCTGACGCCAGGTTTTGACTCCAGAGGTCTCGCATAGGTTACGACCTTAATCTTGCGCTCGTTCTCCACGATCTTCTTACACCTATCGCACAGAGTACATCTCATTAAAAAATCACATCCTTTGCTTAATCCTCCACGAACATCTCGCGGAGCACACCTAAAAGCCCGATAAAATCATCGAACAGAGGGATATATTTTGCGTTGATATATTGGTCGTTCTGAGCGCTATCAAGCGTGACAAACGGCGCAAACGACAGCTCCCCCTTATCAACGCACAGAACGCCGAGGGAGAGACCACGCTTATCCAGTTGGTAATGAGTATGATTCTTCCCTATCAGCCGGATAGTGACCACACATCCGGTATTATCCTCAAGACTGTCAGCGAAACGCTTATAGTCTTTCACTTTGAAAATCTCCATTTTGTACCTCTTTCTTTTGACGCTGCAGTTTATCAGCGCAAGTCCAAAGATTCTTAGGAAGCGGCAAAACTGTAATCAGCTTTGTGTCCCTGAACAAATACACAGCGTGGTTGTAAACCCGCATATTCGTCGGTCTGTAGTTTAAGAGAAAAATTCCATCCATGTGTCTGGAGAGTTTCCCTTTTGCCTCAGAATGGGCGATTCCGAACTGGAGAGCCTTCTCCGCCGCCTTTTCAGTAGATTTCTTATTGATACCCAGCCGCTGCCTGATACGCCGCTCCGCATGTTTCGTCACAATGATTTCATTGTCGCTATCCACAGCGGCCACCACCTATGTACGGGTTGAAGCGCCTGTCTCTAAATATGTCGAGCGGGTTGCCATCCTCGAAAAATTCGAAATGAACTGAGTTGAAAACTCCTTTGAATCCACTCAAGTAGATGTTGGTATGCGATTGACCCATGGAAATCGTATCCACAGGATATTCACAGCCAACGACCATCCCGCTCTCTTTTACCTTTTCGACATCAAACTTACTGCCATTGTCAGGCCATACGAGTTTTGCTGTGACCATTCTTTCACCACCTTCAACATAGGCGCGCAATACAAAAGGGGGGGGGGTAAAGGACCTCTGATACAAACGGACCTTTCAGGAACGCTGGGATGCCGCAACGACCAAACCCTGATAGATTTTGATTATCCATCCGTCGCAAGAAGTCTCACAGCCCGCTACGATGGGAGCCCTTGTGTCGATAGAGGGCCCAATGTTGTAGTAGCTGGGTTCAAGCCACACGCCGGGGCGGGTGCGGGTAGTATTGGGTATTCAAAAGAATTGGCACCGACGATTGATACCGGAAAACCCATGGCGGTCTATGACGCCAGGGGGAACGGGGACGGGAAAATCGCCTGTACGCTGACAGGAGACCACCAGAGCCGGGTAACGGATTACACAGCTATTGCGGTGGCGACCGGCCAGGCAAGGGCAGAAATCATGCAGGATGGTTGCCCTACGTTGAATTGTCACCATGAACAGCCGATTATAGCGCACACGTTAAGGGCACAGGGGAATGACCCGCATAGAGCGGATGCGTCAACATACCCGATAGCGAACGGAATCGTGCGCCGCCTCACTCCCTTGGAATGCGAACGTCTCCAAGGATACCCGGACGGATGGACCGACATAGGGCCATGGACGGACAGCGCCGGGAAGCTACACAAGGAGAGCAGTGATGCCGCCCGCTATAAGGCTCTGGGCAATTCTATAGCACTTCCGCCTTGGAAATGGGTGTTGAAACGCCTGTGTGCTTGCTATGAGCGTGATGCCACCATGGGAAGCCTCTTTGATGGGATAGGCGGGTTTCCATTGCTGTGGGAGCGATTGAACGGCCCTGGGACGTGTCTGTGGGCCAGTGAGATTGAAGAATTTTGCATTGCAGTAACGAAAAAGAGGATTGGGGAGTGAAGTGATGGCTAAGAGGAAAAAGGTCAATCCCCGCCGGTGCCCCGCTACCATTGCGGACGTGAAGAAAGCTCAGGAGCGGGCCCAGAGCTTCGCGCTGGATGCCGCATGGGCCATTTTCTTTACGGCCCTTCGAGATAAGGAGGGGTTTGGAGAAAAGCGGCTGCGGCGGGTGTGGGATGAGGTGAACGCGATTTCGGATAGCATCCGAAGGGAATATATCACTGTGGCAGACCTCCAACAGGCGCTCAAAGAGGAAGCGGGGATTGTGTTTGGGGGTAGGTTATGAAACTGTATGACAACGACGCCTATCGGGATGAGTTCATGGAGGGTGTTTACTCCCTCCTAAACGATGACCCGACGTGGAATCGCGCAAACGCTATCATTGACCTGTTTGATTCTGCGCCGGCGGTGGAAGCAATCCCCGTTTCAGAAAACGCCCCCCTCACCCTTGACGAGCTGCGGGAGATGGACGGGGAGTGAACCTGCGCCATGAATATGTCGAATGTACTGTCAATGCACACGGGCTTTGGCGTCCGTTAGAGGACCGATACTACCGGCGCAGGACAGAAGAGGAAAAGCTATGAAAAAAGACCTTGATACGATGATGGAGAAGATCACACAATACGACCGCCAGTGCGATGTGTGCAAATTCGCCGCAGAATGTTCCGGTTTCATTCCTGGACCGAATGGCCCAATCTATCCTCCGTGTGCAGAGGGAGAGCCGGAAAACTGGATTGATGAACAATCCCTTCAAACAACCTACGAGGAGATAGCGGAGGAAGAGAATGAAAGTATATGCTGACTACGCTGCAACAGCGCCCCTTCGACCCTGCGCCAGAGAGGCGATGCTGGAAGCGTTGGAGAACTTCGGGAACCCCTCCAGCCTCCATGCGGAGGGCAGGCGGGCAGCGGAGCTACTGAACGCAGCCAGGCGGGAAATGGCAGAGCTACTGAACTGCTGGCCGGAAGAAATCTTTTTTACCTCTGGCGGTACGGAGGCGAACAACTGGGCGCTGGGCGCCGCCGGAGGATGGAAAACTCTCACGTCGGCCATGGAACACCATGCGGTTCTGGAACCACTGTCCAGTTTCTTGGAAATTGGATGGGCTAAGCTGGTCTATCCCAATGCGGAAGGTGTGATTGATCCAACGGAAGTGGCCAAGTTGGTTAATTTTGAAACCCATCTGGTCACGATTATGGCTGCCAACAATGAAATCGGGACGATACAACCCATACAGGAGATCGTGAAAGCGGTGCGCAGGCGAGGAAATGTCATCTTCCACACGGATGCCGTCCAGGCTTTGGGCCACATTCCTGTTGATGTACAGAGTATGGGAGTGGACCTGCTTTCCCTCTCCGCCCACAAGTTCGGAGGGCCTAAAGGTGTAGGTGCCCTGTACTGCCGCAAAGGAATCAAGCCCCCCGCCCTCCTTCTGGGCGGCGGGCAGGAGGGGGGCCGAAGGTCTGGGACAGAGAATGTGGCGGGCATTGTTGGGATGTGTGTGGCGCTGCGGGAGGCCCAGGAGAATCTGCGACAAGAAATGGCCTACCTGGAACTGCTTCGGGATCGACTGGTGGGAAAGATACAAGAGATACCAGGTGCAAGAATCAATGGAAGCCTGCAAAATCGCCTGCCTGGAAATCTCAACTGTAGTTTCTCTGGTGTGGAAGGGGAGGCCCTGGTTTTGATGCTGGACCAGGCGGGCATCTGTGTTTCTGCGGGTTCTGCTTGTACATCGGGAAGCCGGGAGCCAAGCCATGTTATCCGCGCCATAGGACGCAGCGTCAAAGAAGCCCATGAGACGATTCGGATTTCCTTAGGGTATCAAAACACCGTGACCGAAGTGGAGTATATTGCACAGATACTTGAGATGATTGTGGGCCAATATCAAAAGTAGACCACTTGCGCCCCCGGATAAGATAGAGGCAGAACAGGGAAAGGAGCGTGTGTTATGATGAAATGCACAATTACCAATAAATGGAAACGGGGGGGGTGAGCGGAAGCACCTACATTGCCCCCACGTGGAGGAACGGCGGCCCGCCTGCCTTGGACGCAGCGGAGCTACAAGCGATATCGGACAGCATCGTGAGGAACCAGGGAGAGAATGCTGACCAGGATACGTTGATTGCCGCCTTGCAGACGGCGGTAGGAGGTAAGGCGAGGATTGAGGTTGGCAGCTACGTTGGGACGGGCACCTACGGGGCGGACAATCCGTGTAGTATTACGTGCAGTTTTCCACCGAAAATTATATGGATTTATGCTAAGGGCAGTACTATGATTCCTGCATTTGATGTTGCAACTGGTTATTTTAGCAGGACAATAGTTGATTTTAGCAGCCTAAGTGAAACTTACACGTCTGGGAGAGGCTTTTTCCTTGGTGACAATAAAGTGGGCGCTGGTTATGGCTATGCTAAAAAGTCAAATGGTGGGAAAACTATAGAATGGTATAGCAACTACAAAAGCAATTATCCTGGGTCTGATGTTTCATATCAACTTAATGATAAAAATAGTATTTTTGATTGGATTGCTTTCGGTTAACTCTGTGCTGTGTGCGCGGGAATAAGGAAATCCGGCAAAAACCTTGACAACCCACCACTTTCGTTTCATAATAAACTAAATTGAATACGGAACCCCCCCCACAAAGGGGGGGGGAGCACCCCGTGGGGGTTTCCCCCCAGCCTGTCTAAAATGATGGATACGACGGACACCCCCTCCCCTGCTCTTCATTCATAAAGCTATGGACGTTGAGTACCCCATCGTCAGAAGAATCCTTGTCCGCAATGCCCACTCACAACAGTTTGGCTCTCTCCAGCCCGGAGCGGATGGGTGCTCCGATGGCCAAGGCCAGCACCATTTTGCCCAAGTCGGGGATCAGAAATGGGATGACGCATTTTGCCAGAGCCGCTCCTACCGTAACGCCTCCCTGAACACAGTACCAGGCGGTACCCAGCAGATACAGCACCACAGTCCCAAGGACTATTCCCAGAAAGCGGAAACCATAAACAAACATCATTCTCCCCTGTTTTGCCATTCCGCAGGTTGCCTGAGCTACCCAGCCCGCTACCAGCGCCAGCGGGATATATCCCACCAGATACCCTCCCGTGGGGCCAAACAGCCTGCCGCCACCCCCTGCAAAACCGGAAAATATGGGCAATCCGGCCAACCCCAACAACAGATAAGCCAGTACGCTGGCTGTCCCCCACTTCCACCCCAACAGCTCTACCGTTAGGTAGATCACCATGGTGGCCAGGGTAAAGGGCACCGGGCCAATGGGTAGAGAAAACGGCGCCAACACACACAGCAGCGCCGTCATCACTCCGCAAATAGCCAGGTGATAGATACGTTGCTTCTTTTCCTTTGTCATGACGACCCCTCCAATTGTAAACTAAAATATTTTTTACAGTACAACCAATTTGACTAAATTTTGTCAATTAAAAAAACACACTTGCATAATGACATAATCATTATGCGTGTGTATTAACAATAATAGCTCAATTGCAAAAGTAAATTCCACTTTGAAGAGGTACTCGAGTAGTTTTTGCGAAGTATATAGAGATTTTTGTGATAAGCCGATATCTATGGAAGAGAACTTGAAAAAACTGTAAAATTTATTTGATGAAATATACTAAGTTGTGTTATACTTTTGTCGGTGAATATGAGGATATTTTATGAGAAATGTCTAGAACATTTTGACGATTTATGTTTGCGAATAAGAGTTGGTACTCTTATTTTTCACGAGGAGCGAAAGATATGAATAAAAAAGCTTATGGAATTTTATCGTTAGTATTTTTTCTCTTTATATTTTCTATGCGCGTTATTTCGAACAGTTTTGCCAGTATGATCAATCCTAAACCGAAGGTAGAAGTAGAAGTTGAAAGTTTGGAAGATGTGAGATTTAGGACTTTTAAGAAAGCTATTGAAGATTCAACGTATTTCAAGGACTCTCAGATAGTTTTGGATGCTTCTAAAATAAAAGTTACTATAAATGGAAAGTATAACGTCTATATTAAAAATGGCCTTTATTCTATGCGAATAGATGACCCTGAAGATGAAACTTATTATTGCCAAATCGTCGACTCGGTCGAACAAAGTTTTGGAGAGAAACCTGGAAGTTCTATGTCGACTTGTATGGAGACTCTGAAGGGGAGCATCGAAATCGGAGGAATAAGTGCAGAGATATTTGATAGTTATAAAATCTTGTCGGTCAAATCTAATGAAAAGGCTCTATTGTACGACGTGCTTAAATCGCATGTGAACGGTGAATTAATATCCGTAGACGAGATAAACTATAATATTAAATTTGACGATTACCTTCTTACTTCGCTTAAACCTAAGTACGACGACACTAAAGATATATTTAACATATGTGGTCACATTTATAATAAAGATAAAGTAGGAGACGAATTTATATTTTCCTTGTACGACGAAAAAAGAGAGATGATTGATCAAGTCAACTACGCATATAATAATGATACTAAAAAATTCTTATCTTTCTGTGTCGAAAAGGAAATAGATGCAGATATAGTGAGGTATTATTCTATCGAGAAAGCAGGTGAATAAAATGATAAATATCGTATTGTTTGAACCGGAGATACCCGGGAATACTGGCAATATCATGAGGACGTGTGTCGCTACTAATTCTAAACTTCATTTGATAAAGCCTTTGGGTTTCAGTTTAGACGAGAAGTATTTGAGAAGAAGTGGTGTGAATTATATCGATAAATGCGATTATGCTGTATATGAAAATATAGAAGATTTTTATGAGAAAAATCGCGATGGTGAGTTCTATTATCTGACTAGATATGGGCATAAGCCTCATACGGAATTCGATTACAGCGATTCTAGTAGAAATATATATTTTATATTTGGGAAAGAGTCTACTGGAATTCCAAGGGAACTTTTACAGCCACATTTGGATAGATGTATGAGGATGCCTATGACCGACAATGTCAGAGCTTTGAATCTATCTAATACGGTTGCTATTATGACCT